ACAAGGTGCAGAAGATTGGTTCTCCTACAAGGCAAAAGCATCAGAGACAAAGATAGTCGACCAAGAAGAATTAGATAAGGCAAAAGAAGTCATGGGTGAAAAGAAGTATCAGCAAGAGTTTGAGTGCGATTGGATTGCCAACATTGAGGGTGCAGTATATGGAGACATCATTGCAAAAATGGAAGATGATAAGCAGATTGCAAGAGTACCTTACGATCCATCTTTACCTGTCAACACTGCATGGGATCTTGGGGTTTCAGACCACACAGCGATTATATTCTTTCAACAATTAGGTAGAGCAGTAAACATTATTGATTATTACGAGGAACGAGGTCAAGGGTTGCCGCATTATGTGCAAGTCATCAAGGATAAAGATTACATCTACCAAGACCACTTTGCACCACACGACATCGAAGTTACAGATTTTTCAAATGGAAAAACAAGACGAGAGGTAGCTTATCAACTTGGTGTGCGGTTCAAGGTTGTGCCA